AGTATTTAACTTTCTTTACTACAGGTTTAAGTCTGAACTTTAAAGTTCCATTTTTATTTATATTTACTAATTTCATATTATTTACTATATATTTGGTTTAATAAGTCTTTAACTAACATTTCGTTTGTTTCACCGTCTTCTAAGTCACAATCTCTGTCTACAAAGATTTCAACTTCTTTTTTAATATTTTCAAAACTTTCGTCTAATTCTATTAATTCTTTGAAGATTTCTAAAGTTTCTTCATTCCAATAATATTTGTTTTTATAATTCATATTTATTAATTTACACTTATATTATCCAATTAACTTCGTATTAAGTTTGTAAAATAAAAGTATATAAATTGTTTACTAATGTAAAATAGTTTACAAATGTAACACTATACTTAGTTGTGTAGTAAATAAAAAAAAATGTGACAGTAGGTATATATAGTTATAATAGTAAATAGCTTTTGTCACACTATTTACTAATTATTTAGGTAAATGACGAAATGCTATACATGCTATACACCCTATTACCTAAGTACATTTCACCTCAGGCAAGATATATTTAATGAGCAGAGCTTTTTGCTCAGTAAGGGTGGAAGAATGGATTATTTAGTTAAATCCACTCTTTCAATTACTACGTCTCTAACATTACTTGGCATGTCAGTTGACTGAGACCAATACTTTCTTTTAATCCAGCAAGGCATTAGTTTCAATTTTGGTAACATTACTTTCAGAACTTCATCATGATTGTAAGTTATTTGTTGTCCTTTATTATTTACAAAGGTTATGATTTGATTTCTTCCGAACCAGTTATCTCTGACAACAAAGTTGTTTCTTGTTAATGGTGGGAATATTTCAGCTAATTCAGCTTTTGATAGTTTAGAGTATATTAATTTATTCATAAGTATTTATTTTAAAGTATTTATTAATTTATTTATTATTTGATTTATTTCTTTTATATTTTCTAAGTGATAATGTTTAAAGAATTTATTATTTTTATTTATTACTAAGTCAAAGAGTTTATATTTGTTTGAGTAGTAGATTTGAAATGTATAATTCATATTTGTTTATTTGTATATATTATCCATTACACTTCGCATTTAGTATGTACTATATTATCTATAGATTCCGAAACTTGCATTGTCAATAACACTCGGGTCGTTGATAATTGTTACGATGATTCCGACGATTCCGATTAATGCTAACGATGTTAAACCGATTACTACTGTATCTAGAAACAACTTCCAGACTCTAGCTAACGTGATGTGTGAGAAAATTCTATTCATAAGTTTATTATTTTTGTGATTAACATATATACTATCCGGGCTAAGGCGTAGTTAGCACGTAAAGTAAAAGGCAAAAAATTACAGGCAAAACGTACAAAACAGGGGGTGGTGGGGTAAATGCAAGTTGTTTTTGTAAACTGTAATGTAGCGTAAAAGCGGTGTGTAACCCATTACTTCCAAATATGACATAAGCTATTAATGTATACTTAATAATAACCTATTGTCACGTAATAATAATGTATGGCACAAAAACTGACTAAAAAAGGTAAAGCCGCTAAAGCAGCGAGAGATAAAAAATACGCTATGACTCCTAATCGTAGGAAGAAAAAAGCTGAAAATCAGAAAAAACGTAGAGCTGCTAAGAAAAAAGGTATAAATTTACGAGGTAAAGACTACGATCATAAAACACGTAAGTTCACATCGGTCAAAAAAAATCGAGGTAACAGGGGCAGAGGGACTAAAAAAGAGTAAAATTGCGTAATTATTATACTATAAAACCAAAACCATGACATTTTATTACAAAACCTATTCCTTTTCGAATAATAGTACAGAAGGAATATCCGAAGAAACCCGAAAAACATGGGAATTTTTCGCAGACAAGAAAAATTGGAGAATTGTTCAACTACCAAATGGCTATTATCAAACCGAATGCCAAAGTTTAGATGCACACAATGAGCCAACAGACGATTGGACTGATATTACAAGACGTGAAACCATAGAATCGGCTGAAGCTGCAATAGATGCAAGCATAGAACACTACAAAAAGCGACTAGAATTCGCAAAAGGACCAAAAGTAGTTAAAACATTCAAATAACCACTAATAAATTTAATTTAATGGAATATAATCAACCAAGTCAGATTGTAAAAGATCTGAATTTTGGCTATGAAGCTAGAGAAAAAGTAATGCACGGCGTAGATAAGCTAACAAATGCAGTAAAATCTACATTAGGTGCATCAGGAAAATGCGTTATCTATGAAGATGCGCAAGGAAAACCGGTGATTACAAAAGATGGTGTAACGGTCGCAGAATCCGTAGTCTTATATGATCCGGTTGAAAACATAGGTGCTACGCTTATTAAAGAAGCAGCTAAAAATACAGTGAAAGAAGCAGGTGACGGTACTACAACAGCTACCGTGCTTGCTCATTCATTATTACATTTAGCAAATGAACAAAAATATGCTCAAAGTGTTAGACCTATAAAAGAAGGTATACTATCAGCTTTAGATAAAGTAAATAAATATCTTAATAAAAAAGCTGTTGAAGTAAAAGGCGATATGCTAGAAAGCGTAGCAGAAATAAGTTGTAATAACGATAAAACTCTCGGAAAGATCATATCGCAAGCCTATTCAAAAGTAGGTAAGGATGGTGTCGTCCTTATGGAAGAGTCCGAGACCCATGACACATACGTTAAAATCGTAGAGGGCACAAGAATAAATTGCGGACTTAAATCGCCACATTTTGTAACAGACAGAGATAAAGGTAAAGCAGAACTAGATAATCCATATGTATTAATAGTTTCCTCATCTATACCTAATATTCGTAAAATACAAAACGTATTGGAGTTTGTTATTAAAAATAAAAGGAGTCTGTTGATCGTCGCAGGCGTAGAACAACAACCAATGGCCGCATTGCTAGCAAATAAAGTCAAGGGTAACATAAAAGTAAATGTTGTAGATCTGCCTGGATTTGGTCCAACAAAACAAGATACTATTGAAGACCTTGCGATACTTACCGGAGCTAAAGTGATTAATGAAGAACTTGGTGATGATCTTGACTTGATCGAGCCTAGTGTTTTAGGTGAAGCTATAAAAGTTATTACTGATGATTATACTACAGTATTGCAAACGCCAGATCTAGTGCATGTAGATTTTGTAGAAAGGGTTAAAGGAATTGAAAAAAGAATAAAGAAAGAAAAAAACCCGTTCTTTAAGAAGAAGCTACGAGAAAGATTAGCAATGTTAAACGGCAAAGTAGCGATGATTAAAGTCGGCGCGGACTCTAAAGTTGAAATGAAAGAAAAGAAAGATAGAGTTGAAGACGCTATATATGCTACTAAAGCAGCATTACAAGAAGGTATTATTGCCGGAGGTGGTGTTGCACTGCTTGATGCTGCGCATTCTATTGCGCCGGAAAATGAAGGAGAAGAAATACTTTTACAAGCAATAAAATCACCATACGCTACAATATTAGATAATGCAGCATTAGAACATTACGAGTCTAAAAAAAGAGGATTTGGTATAGATGTTGTACAAAATAAAGAAGTTGATATGGTTAAAGCAGGTATTATAGATCCTGTACTTGTAACTAAAACAGCACTAAAAAATGCAGTTAGTGTTGCTACAACAATATTTTCAGCAGATTGTGTAATTAATAATATTCGAGTATTAAATGAAAGCAGTTAATTATTACGTCATTGTTGAAAAAATAAAAGAAGCACCAAAGAAAGTTGGTGGTTTAGAACTTACCGAAGATCAAAATAAAGATGTTAGGTATTTAAAAGGGAAAGTAGTTTCGGCTGGGCCACTAGCTGATGTCCTTGATAAAGATGATATAGTTCATTATGATAAAGTTGCCGGGCACGGTATTGAACTTAATAATAAATTATATTACGTGTTAAAACTTGGAGACATAGTACTGGTAGAATGAAGCTAAGTGCTAGTGACATAAAAGATTTAAATTTATTAAAATACTACAGGCTCATTCGTAAATGGGCCTGTAAAAGTTATAGCCTAACCGATGCTGATTTAGAACTTTTAATATATTTAGATTGCAAAAAAAGATTTACACGTAATGATTTTATAGATGGGACCTATACTTATTCGTGGGATAAGAACAGATGGGAAAGATTAAGAAGAGACGGATGGATTGAAGTATGGAGGCATCGTAATAGAACTACAATTAAGTATAGTATATATAAAACTTCTTTTAAATGTTCACAGTTAATATCTAGAATATATAGAATAATGTTAGCTGAAGAAGATTTACCCACAAGTGAAAGAAGTACTTTCTACAATAACCGATCATATACAGATAAAGTTTATAACAAAGCTATAGATGATATGATCAAAGATAAAGACAGGTAATTATGAATTGTCCAAAAGGTTTTTCAAAAGATAAAAACGGAAACTGTGTTGAAGATGCAATCCTTAACGCAAGAAATAACCCTAATATTAGTAATAGACATAAAAAAATGTTAGAAAACTTTTTTACTAAAAAGTCTACATCTACAAAAAAGCAAATGCTTAGTAAAAAATTAGATTCGTTAAATAAGATAATATTAGAATCTAATACGCCCATGTTCTATACTCGAAAATCAAACACTACACAATTACCAAAATAACTAACCTATAAAAATTAAAATTATGCCTTACGGAAAACCAATGCAATACAAAAAGAAAGCATCTAAGCCAAAAGCTAAGAAAAAAAAGAAGAAGTAATGGAAAAACAACTCTCAGAAAAACAACAATACATAGCTAAGCAAACGGCTCCTTTTGATAAAATTACAGGTAGTGATTTTACTAAGCTAAAAATTAAAAAACGTAATCCTCAGAAACAATGAATTTTAAAAAAGGAAATTTTGTAGATCCAAATAAAGGATTTAAACCAGGAGATTTTAAACAAGTTATTATCTCAAAAACAACTGGAGGATCAATTAATCCTTCGCCAAGTAAAACAACTCAATTTTTTAGACAAGTAAAAAATAATCCACAATATAGCTTTTTAAGAAATATTGGAGTAGGATTATCATTCTTGCCTATTGGTAAAGGTATTAGTGCTGGTCTTAATTTAATTAAAAACAAATTAACTGTTAGCACTGCAAAAACAATAGGTACTAAAGTAACTGGGCCTAATACCAATAAATATATACAAAGTATTGTAGATAATAAAATACAAAAACTTACTAATGATATTAAGCCTGTAACAAATAGAGAAAGAGTTACTGGAATGTCAGAAGAATTTTTTAAAAACGTAGCAAAAAATAATCCAGATGCCGTAAGCAGAACAGGCGGAAATTTTCCTTTTATTCAAGGTTCAGGCAGAATTAAAGATCCTTTAAAAAGATTTAAATAATGGCAAGTAAAAACGCACCATCAAGAAAAAAATCAAAAGGTTACTACGCCAAAGTTAAAAAAGGCGGAGGCACTGGTAAAAAAGCTGGTGGTGGAATGACAGCCAAAGGGGTTGCTAAATATAGAAGAGATAACCCGGGAAGTAAATTAAAGACAGCGGTTACAACACCGCCTTCTAAATTAAAGAAAGGAAGTAAAGCTTATAAAAGAAGAAAAGCATTTTGCGCTAGATCTAGAAAATGGAAATCTGAAAGAGGTTTAGCGGCAAGAAGAAAATGGAATTGTTAATATGATTAGAAATAAACCAAAGGGTCTAGGAGACTCAATAGAAAATTTTACAACAAGAACAGGAATTAAAAAAGCAGTTGATTTTGCTTCTGCTAAACTTAATATACCATGCGGCTGTGAAGGCAGGCGTAAGGCTATGAATATTATGTTTCCTTATAAAAATAAAGAAAATTAAAATTATGGCATTCTCATTTACATCAAAAGGTTTTAAAGGGTTCGACCCCAGCATAGGTAAAAAAATAGGAATGAATGTTTTATCTGTTCAATCTTTATTTAGAAAATTTAATGAAGACGGAAAAAGAATAAAACACGAAGGTTATCCTTTTTTAAATAGCAGATATTCTACTAGTAATACCGGAATGAAAAATCCAATGACTAGTATCTATAGAGGACGAGGACCTAATCAAGAACTATTGGAAAAATTTAACATAGAAAAAAATCTTAGAACTTATTATGGTGGAAATGAAAAAATGAGAGGGTTTGCAGAAAAACAAGCAAAAAGCTCTTATAAAACTTATAGAATGCTAAATAAAAATTTATATAAAGCTAGTAAAATATATGATAAAAATCCTTTAAAAGCTAATACAATGTTTTCAAAGTCAATTGCTAAAGCTTATGAAATGCACCGTAAAAACGCTCATGATACTAATATTGCAACTCATAATAAAAACATGATTACAGAATTTGCTTCTGCATTTATAGCACCACAGGTTAGACCATTATTTAGAAGCTTCAGATAACATGAGTAAACCAAAGAAAAAATTCGCAGAAACTACCGTAGGTAAGCTTTTATTTGGTGCGGCCTCTATGGCTAATCCAACTTTAGGTAATATACTTAAAGGTGTAACATCACCTCAAGAAGCTATAGCTGCTATCGGTAAATCAGACGTAAGTGCTGATGAAAAAATTAAACTACAACAATTAATATACGAGCAACAAAATAAAGAGATGGAGTCTATTACATCAAGATGGGAAGCAGACTCCGCATCCGATTCGTGGCTTTCGAAAAATGTACGTCCATTAGTTTTAGTATGGTGTATTGTTGTGTTTTCACTAGCAGGATTACTGGATAGTGTGGACACGATACCATTTCACATAGGAGAAACATGGAATGACACTTTTGAAAAGGTCATGATGGCCGTTGTTCTAGCCTATTTCGGTGGGCGTAGTGGAGAAAAGGTTACAAGTATATTTAAAAAATAATCACCATGCCTAGAATAAAAAACATAGAAATAGACGGTAATATTACTAATGACGATAAATTACTAGGTAGTGACGTTGATGGAACAACGAAAAATTTTAGTGTAGGAAACTTAGCATCTTTTTTTCAGAGCACTCAATTTGTATTTAATCAGTCCAGTGCTTCAACTACATGGACAATAGCTCATAACTTAAACAAATTTCCAAGTGTTGTTATAAAATTTTCAACAGGGGAATATACTAATGTCGGAGCAATCGGCGGAGTAACATATACTGACGCAAACAACTTAACAATAAATCTCGCAGCTGCTGAAAGCGGCGTCGCATACTTAAACTAAAAAACAATGGCAATACCAATTTTAAATCACTTAGACTTAAGAAGTGTATCGGAGCTGCAGAATGCAATACTCCACAAAACAACAACAAGCTCTGCATCAAATGTAGAGGGTAAACTTATATATGACACTAGTTCAGATACTCTTAAATTTTATAATGGAAGCAACTGGCTAGAATTAGGAACATCAGGCGGTAGCGTTACCTCAGTAGCAATAGCTGGTACTGATGGTATACAGGTTGACTCTGGGTCTCCTATAACAAGCGCAGGAACAATAACATTAGGATTATCTAATATTGCAAATAATAAATTATTATTCTCTACTGTATCTTACGGTGGTGTTGAATTAGCATTAGGTGAAACAGACGCTACACCGGCTTTTGACCTACAAGACGCAACGGGTTATCCAACTTCTTCATTAACTGGAACAATTACTAACGCTCAACTTGCTGGTTCAATAGCAAATGCTAAATTAGCGAATTCATCGATTACAATTAATGGTTCAGCTATCGCATTAGGTGGTTCTGTAACTACTCCAAATGATAATACACAATTATCAACAGAGCAGGTACAAGATATAGTTGGTGCAATGTTTAGTAGTAATACAGAAACAAGAATTGCTGCTACATATCAAGACAGCGACGGAACAATTGATTTAGTTGTTGACGATATGACAGCTAATACTGATGTAGATGTATCTAACGCTAACTTATTAAGTAGATTAGCAAACTTAGAATCTACAAGTGGCGCTGCAAATGAAAACATTACAATTGGTGCTGATAGTGGTGATACAATAGTAATAACCGGTAACTTACAAGTTTCAGGTACTACTACAACAGTAAACTCAACTACAGTAAATCTTAATGATCATAACATAGTACTTGACAGTGGTAACAGTACATCAGCAGTTGTTGATGGTGCTGGTATTACACTTGAAGGTGGTTCTGGCGATGATGCTACATTTACTTATAACGCTTCAACAAACGCTTTTGATTTTAAATTAGGATCTGCGTTTGAAGATATTAAAGCTGCTAAATTTACAGGTACTGAGTTAGACATATCTGGAAACGTTGATGTTGATGGAACTTTAGAAGCTGATGCAATTACAATTAACGGAACTGCAACAGGTGCTTTAGCATTATTAGACACTGTGGCTGCGGCGCAAATTGATTCTAATGCGGTAACTACTGCTAAAATAAATGCTGATGCAGTAACCGGTGCTAAAATTGCTGATGATGCTATTAACTCTGAACATATTACTGATGGTTCTGTTGATAATGTTCATTTAGCTGGTTCGATAGCAAATGCTAAACTTGCTAATAGCGCTATCACAATTGATGGTTCTTCTGTTTCATTAGGCGGGTCTATAACTACAAATAATACTCAATTAAGTTTAGCTTCTAAGGCTGAAGTTCAAACAGGTACTAACACTACTAAAGCTGTAACACCTGACACATTAGCTTCTAAATCTGTACATGCTACAATTGATGTATCTGACTCAAACTTTACATCTAACTTATATGCTGAAATAACGCATTCATTAGGCAGTGAAGATGTAATTGTTCAATGTTTCGATTCTAGCTCAAAAGAAACAATTTTTGCTGATGTTGCTAGAACAGACAAATCAGATAGTGCATCAACTAGCAAAATTAAAATAAGTTTTTCAGCAGCTCCAACCAACGATATAGAAGTTTTAATTACTTCAATTGAAGGTTCAACCGCTGGGAGTGTAGCTTACGCATAATAACAATTAAAATACAGCGGCACTTCGGTGCCGTTGGTATTTATTTAAATATATTAATATGTCAAGAAAAAGCATAAATTTTTATAATGAAATAAAAACCCACGGGCATAAAGATAATATTGATCAAGTTTCTGCAACAGGCGGCAATAAGCTTTTGATTAATCTTGATAGAGGTGCTAACGTATATGATTGTGCTGTTCCTAATGCAGCTAACGTGCAAATTGAATTTGATTATGATGGAGCGCACGACCCACTTGAAACTAGAAGTATTGGCATGAGTGGTACTATAATTTTACAAAACCCTGCTGACGCAAGTAGCTTAAGCTTTCATAGTACAACACCTATTGTAGGTTCTATAATGACACCAGGCGGCGGTAACCCTTCTTTCAATACAGATAACGGTCATATTGCTGTAATTACTTTTACTATATTTTCTAGAGATGTAGATAGTAACCCTTATGCGTTGATAAATTATGTAGGTGGATTTGAATAAGCTTAAAAATTAGTAGAATGAGAAACTTTCTTGGATTTAAAATAGACACTTGGGGTACAAGCACGACAAGAAGCACAACTACTACAAAGAGCACTAGTACAACTAAAGTTATTAGTACTACTAGAAATACAACTAAGAATACAACCACTGAATACGTTTCAGGTACTATTACAATATATAATACTTCCACTACAACAACCGAAAGTAGAAGCACTCAAGAACAAAGAGTAACTACTATTAGTACAAGCAAAAGTACAACAACTTCTTTTAATACCTCTAGAACAACTAATAAAGACACTACAACTACATTTGCTACATCTAAAAGCACAACAACTACTTTTAGTACTAATAAAAATACAACCGAAAGCAGAAACACAACTACGGCATATAGTACTACAACTGTATATAGTACAAGTAGATCTACATCTACAAGTAGAACAACTACGATTTCAACTAATAAAAATACAACAACTACTTTCGCTACAAGCAGATCTACAACTACTACATTCGCGACATCAAAAAATACGACGGAGAGTAGAACAACTACTATATCAACTTCAAAAAGTACAACAACCACGTTCGCTACTAGTCGAAATACTACAGAGCAAAGAAGCACTACAACTGTATATACAACAAGCACTGTTTTTAATACAAGCAGATCTACAAGTACGAGCACTATTACAACATTTGCTACTAGTAGAAATACTACGGAACAAAGAAGTACAACAACAACATACACGACAAGTACTGTTTTTAACACTAGTACTTCAACAACAACAGTATATACAACAACGTTTGCAACTTCAAGAAGTACAACAACTACTTTTGCAACTAGCAGATCAACTCAAGAAACTAGAAGCACATCCAGATCAACTACAACAGTTTATACTACAACTTTTGCAACATCTAGAAACACAACCGAAAGTAGAAGCACAACCACTGTATATACAACTAATACAGTATTTAATACAAGTACATCAACAGTTACAACTTTTGCAACGTCTAAAACAACTAGCAGAAGCACAACAACTACTTTTGCTACAAGTAGAAACACTACTACTACATTTGCTACTAGCCGATCAACAACGACAACGTTTGCTACTAGTAAGTCAACTACAACAACGTTTAATACATCTACAACAACTACGACAACTTATACAACAACATTTGCTACAAGTAGAAGTACTAGCACAAGCAGGTCTACGACAACAACTTATACAACAACATTCCAAACAAGTGTTGTTACGTCTAGAACAACCACATTTGGAACAAGCAGAAATACTACCACAACATTTAATACAGTAACTGCTTACAATACGACTACTACATATAATACGTCTAGAAATACAGCTGAAAGTAGAGCAACAGGAACATCAGTAGCAACAACTACAGTTTATGCTACAAGCAGAAGCACGGGTGAAAGCAGGAGTACAACAACAGTGTATGGAACTACAACCACTTTTAATACTAGTAAGAGTACAACTACAGTATATCAAACAACGGTTTCATTAACATCATTTACTTCAACTGGTAGTAGTAGTTCAAATTTTGTATGTTTTGAATTTTTAGGTAATACATTCTTTGGAACTAATGTATCTAGTGGTTTACCTCAGACAGGCTCACAGGTTTATGCACAAAATAATACAAGCTTCCCGTTATCATCTGGTTTTTATGGAGCTCAAAATGCATCTGGATTTTCGCCAACACATAAATACGAAATTGGCGCAGGCGGAACTGTAACGTCACTTACTTCTTGTGGTGGTGGATTTTCGGATAGATCATTAAAGCGAGATATTAAATTAATAGGTATATCGCCAAGCGGATTAAATATATATTCATTTAAATTTATAGACGCTAAGTACGGTGAAGGAACATGGCAAGGTGTTATGGCTGATGAAGTTGAACACATACCGGGAGCTGTTATAGAATGGAAAGGATTAAAATATGTTAACTATAACGAAGTAGATGAAATTGACGTAGAATTTAAACAAATATAATATGGAAACTTATTTTGATGAAAGCTTAATACCAGCGCACAACGGAGAAAATTTTGTTGTAGAAAAAGTTAATAAACAAAAAAATGAATCAGACTGGTATACTATGTCCTTGTTTAAATACAAACAAGATGTATTACATCAAAGATATAATCATGAAATACCCGCTAAAAATTTTGCAGGCGATGGTGGTGGATGTTGTGGATGGGATGTAACTGCTGCTCAATACGATGGATTAGCGTGGGCTGATATATTATATTTAGGTTTATACTTAGGTAATGCTCCCGATTATATTTATAAAAATAAATCTGTAGATTCTTTAGATGTTATTGAATCAGACCAAGAAATAATAGATTATGTTACTTGGATAGATAATGATATTAATGTTATACAACATAATGAATGGACATATAATACATCAAAACAATATAATATTATAATATGTGATTTATGGGCTGTACCAGGTGATGTAACACAAGACCATAAAACAAAATTATTAAATAATTATAGTAATAATTTAAAAATTGGTGGTAAAATAATAATTCCTATATCGGGAGAAACAATAAATTAAAATGCCAAATACTAGTAGAAGTACAACAACAACATTCGCTACAAGTGATCTTACCGTCGAAAGCAGAAGTACGACAACAGCGTATAATACTACTACTACGTATAATACCAGTAGAAGTACTACTTCGTCTTTTAATACCACAACAACATATAATACAACTACAACTTATAATACTTCCAGAAGTACCGGAGAGAGTAGAAATACAGCTACATCTAGAGCAACAAGCACAGCTTTTAATACAAGTAGAACAACAACATATACAAGTTTTTTTAATACTAGTAGAGTCACTGATAAAAGTACCACTACAACATTTAATACTACCACAACTTTTAATACAAGTAGAACAACAAGCCGAAGTACGACCACAACGTTTGCGACATCTAGATCAACTACAACAACATTTAATACGAGTAGAAGTACGACTACAACTTTTAATACAAGTAAAAGTACAACAACAACTTTTAACACTAGCACAGTAACTGTAACGGTATTTACAACTACTTTTAATACTAGTAGAAGTACTACTACAACATTTGCAACTTCAAGAAATACAACAGAGTCTAGAAGTACTACTACAACATATACAACAACAACAACGTTTAACACGTCGACTATAACTTCAAAAAGCACCACTACAACTTTTAACACTGTATATGCAACAACAACAGTGTTTAATACAAGTACCAATACTACGACAACATTTAATACGAGTAAAAGCACAAGTAAATCAACTACCACGACGTTTTCAACAAGCAGAAATACTATTGAAAGTAGAAGTACAACAACAACATATACTACATCTACTACATTCAACACGTCAACTGCTACAACAACTGTATATACTACGACTTTTTCTACGTCAAAAAATACAACTGAATCTAGAAGTACGACTACAACGTATACCACAAGTACTACGTTCAATACTAGTACAAACACAACAACAGTTTTTAACACTAGTACAACTACAGTATATACAACCAGTACTGTATTTAATACAAGTAAAAGCACTACTACTACATTTAATACTTCGACTGCAACAAATACAGTATTTAATACTAGTACCACCACTACGTTTAATACAACAACAACGTTTAATACTAGTACAACGACAATAGAGAGTAGGCAGACATCAACCGTATATACAACTAATACAGTGTTTAATACTAGTACTACTACAACAACAACATTCAATACTAGTACTACTACTAATACAGTATATACAACAACATTTGGAACTAGTAAATCAACTACAACAGTATTCAACACTAGCACCACAACTGTATACACAACAACTACGGTATATACAACGACTACAACATTTGAAGAATCTAGAAGTACATCTGCTGATGAATTAGAAGGTATTCCAGTATCAACGCTTAGAACAACATCAACAACATTTAGTACAACATTTAATACAAGTACTGTTACTACATTTAACACTAGCACTGCAACAGTTACAGTTTTTTCAACAACTACTAGTTTTTGGGGTGGTGGTGATTTTGGACAATTAGGTGGTCATTCATTTGGCGACGGTAGGTAATTATATTAGTATTGAATAAAAGTATGTAATAAATATATTATGTTCAATTAAATCAAATTTTATGGAAATGTTTAATAAAACGGAGCTAAATAAACGCATAGGTCCGTTAAAAAAATCAAAACAATTATATGACCTAGAAGCGGTGGAGGGTTATGTAATTAGAAAGTGTGGGGAACACGGGTTAGAGCATAGTTACGATGTTCTAGCTGAAGAAATGCCATATTTTAAAACAATGGCATATACAGAATATGCAGGATGTTTTTATTTGCAACCTTTAAATTTTAAAATAAGAAATGAACAGATGATAGACGCGGCTACCCCTAGTAGCTCTGAAATTCTTGATTACTCTTCATGGCTTATAGATAGAATTGTAAATAATGATGCAAATAAGTATCAAAATAGAAGAGAAGAGTACGATAAATATCCTTCAAAAGATTATATAGTTATTTTACCTGGATCTAATAAAGTACGTGAAAACGTATGTTTAAATAGATTGAAATATATATCTAAAAAACACGGTGATAATATTTATTTTAAACCTCATCCGATTACAACGCATCAAATTATAGGTGAGTTGAAAGATTTTTTTGGTGAAGATAATATACTACCTAGAGATATAAACATGTACTACTATTTGCAAAAAGCAACAGGTGTATATACAACACATATAAGTGAAAGTTGTGTATATGGCGTAGTTACTGGTAAAAAAACAGAACCTATTGATGTTTGGAATAATATACAAAGAGGTTCATTTTATTGTATAAATAATCATTTATTAGCAAACCAATGGAACGCTAAAGAATATATTAATAAAACTTTTTCAAATTATAAATCAGGAATTATTAATCCAGAAATAGATAAAAATTGGAAACAAAAAGTTGATTTATATTTTGATTATGTATGTAAAAAAAGAGAAACTTATAAAGATTGGTTTCTTGCAGATAAAAAATAATTTAATTTAATATGGCAAAAAAAGTAAACAAAAACGAATTAGAGCAAATCCAAGATTTTGCTAAAAAAATAAATAATGCAACTTCCAGAGTTGGTCAACTTGAAATGGAAAAACATGCGATACTACACGCAATACATGATGTTCAAGGCGACTTTGCTACATTCCAAAAGGAATTAAAAGATAAATACGGAGACGTAAAAATAAATATGCAAACTGGAAAACTAGAATCAAATTTAGAAGTGTAATGACATCTTTAGTAAGAAAAATTAGTATAGGAAGAGATTATAAAAATGACGCAATGCACTACTCAGTAGGCCAAGATGTATATGGAGGCCATACAATAGATTCAATAGTAGAAGAAGAAGATAAATTTTCTATTTATATTAAAAAAGGTAAAGAAGTATTGCCTTGGAAAGATTTTAATAAAAACATGGCTATTGCTGTTGAATATAATTTAGAATATTAATGCAAAGTTTATTTAGCTTTATAGTTAAACCTAAAAACGAAAGATACGATAATATAAAAAAAATTGGAAATAAAAATTTAATATTAAATTCAGAAATTTCTGATCACAGATATGTAAGTCGTACTGGAATAGTTTTAGCGGTACCTAAAGAAAATAATACAAAAATAAAAGTTAATGATGAAGTTATTGTTCATCATAATGTTTTTAGAAGGTGGTATAATCAAAAAGGTAAAGAAGTAAATACAAAAAGTTTTTATAAAGAAAACAAATACTTAGTATACCCAGATCAAATATTTTTATATAAAAGAAATAATAAATGGTATGCACCTGATGAATATTGTTTTGTAAAACCGATTATATCTAATAATATATTATCAAATAACAAAGAAGTTCCTTATAGAGGAATTATAAAATATATAAGTAAAAATCTTGATGATATTAATATAGGAGATTTAGTTGGCTTTAGACCAAATAGCGAATATGAGTTTGTTGTTGATGGTGAAAGACTATATAGAGTATTAACTAAATTTATAACAATTAAGTATGAACGTCAAGGAAACGAAAAAGAATATAATCCAAGCTGGGCAAAAGGCAGTTGATGAATTAATTAAAGTTGCAAAAGAGCCTATTGTTGATTCAGAAGAAGATGTAGCAGCAGATAGATTAAAAAATGCTGCAGCTACAAAAAAGCTAGCTATATTCGATGCTTTTGAAATACTTAATCGTATTGAACAAGAAAAGGCATTGATAGAGGGCACAACAGTACAAGAAAAAGATGACACCTTTAAGGGGTTTGCTGAAAGAAGATCTAAATAATGTACGAACAAACTTTATATAAGATAGTTGAGCCTGTAAAAATTAATACTATTAAAAGGCTTAATAAATCAAAAAAATGGAACTATGGCTACAATAAAGAAAATGATATTATCGTTATATCAAAAACTGGTCAAATTGGTGAAATATATCAAATCCAAAATCTTAAAATAGCATTACCACCTGCACCAAAAAATATTAGTAAAGGAAATAACAAATGGGAGGTACAAGAATACCCAAAACAATTATCAAAATTAAAAACGATATTTGATTGGAAAGATTTACCAACAGAGTTTAAAAATAAGTGGCATGTTTATATTGATAGAGAATTTACCAAACGCGATGAAGGCTATTGGTTTTACAACAAAAATAATCTTACTTATATCACTGGCGCTCATTATATGTACTTGCAGTGGACCAAGATTGATGTTGGGAAGCCAGAGTTTAGAGAAGCAAATAGATTATTCTTTATATTCTGGGAAGCTTGCAAAGCAGATACAAGATGCTACGGAATGTGCTACCTCAAAAATAGACGTAGTGGCTTTTCATTCATGGCATCATCGGAAACTGTTAACCAAGCTACTATCTCCTCGGACGCTAGATATGGTATCTTATCAAAATCCGGGGCTGATGCTAAAAAAATGTTTACCGACAAGGTTGTACCAATATCCGTCAATTATCCATTCTTCTTTAAACCAATACAAGACGGGATGGATAGACCTAAAACAGAATTGGCTTATAGAGTTCCCGCAAGTAAATTTACTAGACGTAAAATAATTGTAAATGAAAAAGTTGAAGAGCTGGCTGGTCTTGATACCACAATTGATTGGAAAAATACTGGTGATAATAGTTACGATGGTGAAAAGCTTGCGTTACTTGTACATGATGAGGCCGGCAAATGGGAAAGACCAGAAAACATATTAAACAACTGGCGTGTAACTAAAACCACATTAAGATTAGGTTCAAGAGTTATAGGTAAATGTATGATGGGTTCAACTAGTAACTCATTAGATAAAGGAGGCGAAAACTTTAAAAAACTATATAATGACTCAGACGTTACAAAAAGAAATCGCAATGGACAGACTCGCTCGGGACTATATAGTTTGTTCATACCTATGGAATGGAACTTCGAAGGATTCATTGATTCTTTTGGATTACCTGTATTCAATACGCCAGAAAAACCGATTAAAGACAATTATGGGCAATTCATCGATGTTGGGGTTATCGAGCATTGGGAAAATGAAGTTGAAGGATTAAAAGGAGATCAAGACGCATTAAATGAATTTTATAGACAGTTCCCCCGCACCGAGGAACATGCGTTTAGAGATGAAACTAAAAATAGTATATTTAATTTAGCTAAAATTTATGAACAAATTGATTATAATGAAGAAGCTAGATATAATGCTCTTGTTACTCGCGGAAGTTTTTCGTGGAAAAACGGAATGCAAGATACAAAAGTAGAGTTTACACCAAATCCAAACGGAAGATTTAATGTTAGTTGGGTGCCTCAAAAACATTTACAAAATAAAGTAATTATTAAAAATGGAATTAAATATCCTGCTAATGATCATGTTGGAGCTTTTGGTTGTGACAGTTATGATATATCCGGTACAACAGATGGTAAAGGATCTAAAGGATCTTTGCATGGCCTTACAAAGTTTAGTATGGAAGAAGTTCCTGCTAATATGTTTTTTTTAGAATATATAGCTAGGCCTCAAACAGCTGAAATATTTTTTGAAGATATATTAATGGCTTTGCATTTTTATGGTATGCCATTGCTTGCAGAAAATAATAAACCAAGATTATTATACTATTTAAAAAGAAGGGGCTACAGAGGTTATTCAATGAATAGACCTGATAAAGTTTGGAATAAATTATCTACAGCAGAAAAAGAAATAGGCGGTATACCAAACTCTAGTGAAGATATAAGGCAAGCTCATGCGGCTGCCATAGAAAGTTACATTAATGTATATGTTGGAGAAAAACCTGATGGTTTATACGGTGATATGTATTTTAATAAAACTTTAAACGATTGGGCAAAATTTGATATAAATAAAAGAACTAAATTTGATGCCGCTATAAGTTCTGGTTTAGCAATTATGGCATGTAATAAAAACAGATATGCGCCCAATACGCAAAAGCAAATAAAAAAAGAAGTAAGTTTTAGCTTTGCTAAATACAACAATAAAGGAAACATTTCAAAAATAATACAATAAATGAAATACGATACTAAAGGTATTTTTCCAAGTCAATCATTAAGCGACGTTGAGAAAGCAGATCCTAAATACGGTTTACAAGTTGGTAAAGCTATAGAGTCCGAATGGTTTAAAAAAGATGCCGGTAATACGCGCTATTTTTCAAACAGAGATAATTTTCATAGATTAAAATTATACGCAAGAGGAGAGCAAAGTATACAAAAATACAAAGATGAATTATCAATAAATGGCGACTTAAGTTATTTAAATTTAGATTGGAAACCAGTTCCTATTATACCTAAATTTGTTGATATAGTAGTAAACGGAATTGGAGAAAGATTATATGATGTTAAATGTTATTCAGTAGATGAAGCTAGTAGCAAAGAAAGAACTACTTATGTAAAAGATATATTATTAGAAATGGAAAATCAACAGATTTTTAATGCTGTTGAACAACAATTAGGTATTAAAGCTTTTAAAAACGATAAAAATAATTTACCAGCTAATAATCAAGAATTAGAATTACATATGCAGCTTGATTATAAACAAGCTATAGAAATTGCTGAAGAACAAGCTATAAATAATATATTAGATTTAAATAAATATCATTTATTAAAGAAAAGGTTAGATTATGATATAGTTGTATTGGGTATTGCTTGTGTTAAAAATAGTTTTAATACAGCTGAAGGTATTAAATTAGAATATGTTGATCCAGCTGATATTGTTTATTCATATACAGAATCACCTTATTTTGATGATTTATATTATGTGGGGGAAGTTAAAAAAATAAATTTTGTTGAATTAAAAAAACAATTTCCTTATTTAACTAATGAAGATATAAAAGAAATACAAGATGCTGGCGCTAATAATTCTAAACTATATAACTATAGTCAAAAAATTGAAGATAATGATAAAGATTATGTTGATGTTTTATATTTTGAATATAAAACTTTTGAAAATCAAGTTTACAAAATAAAAGAAACCGCAACAGGAGCTGAAAAAGCAATAGAAAAAACAGATCAATTTAATCCTCCTAAAGACGCTGAAGCAAGATTTAAAAAAGTTAATAGAGCAATAGAATGTTTATATGAAGGTGTTAAAATTGTAGGAAGAGATAAGTTGTTAAAATGGAATAAGGCTGTAAACATGACAAGGCCCAAGTCAGATATTACAAAAGTACAAATGAGCTACAATATAGTTGCACCAAGAATTTACAAAGGTAAAGCTGAATCATTAGTTAGCAGAATGACCACGTTTGCTGACATGATACAATTAACTCATTTAAAATTACAACAAGTGCTTTCTAGATTAGTTCCAGATGGAGTTTATTTAGATGCTGATGGTTTAGCTGAAATTGATTTAGGTAATGGCACAAATTATAATCCACAAGAAGCTTTAAATATGTATTTTCAAACGGGTTCTGTTATTGGTAGATCTATGACTCAGGATGGTGATTTTAACGGTGCAGCAAGAATGCCTATACAAGAATTACGTGCAAGTGGCGGTAATCAGAAAATAGCTGCTTTAATACAATCATATAATTATTATTTGCAAATGATGCGTGATGTTACAGGGTTGAATGAAGCAAGAGATGGAAGCAAGCCTGACCCTAATGCTCTAGTAGGATTACAAAAAATAGCAGCAGCAAATAGTAACACAGCTACACGCCATGTGCTACAAGCTGGTTTATATTTAACGCTAAAAACAGCAGAAGCTGTATCTTTAAGAATATCTGATGTTTTAGAATTTAGTAACACTAAAAATTCTTTAATGGAATCCATAGGTCAATTTAATACGATGGCTTTATCAGAAATATCTGAGTTACATTTACATGACTTTGGTATATTTATTGAATTAATGCCAGACGAAGAGCAAAAACAAATTTTAGAAAATAATATACAAATGGCACTTCAACAACAACAAATAAATTTAGAAGATGCTATTGATGTGCGTGAAGTTAAAAATTTAAAATTAGCTAATCAATTATTAAAATTAAAAAGAAGAAAAAAGTTTGAGCAAGATAGAATAATACAACAACAAAATATACAGGCTCAAGCAAATTCTAACGCACAATCTTCTCAGGCTGCAGCCGCTGCTGAAATACAAAAACAACAAGGTATTGCTGAAAGTAAAGTACAACTTGCACAAGCACAAAGTGGGTTTGATGTACAAAAAATGGAAAAAGAGGCTGCAATTAAAAAAGAATTAATGCAATATGAGTTTGAATTAAACATGCAGCTTAAAGAAAAAGAAATGCAGGTAATTACAAATAGAGAGAGTAATAAAGAAGATAGAAAAGATAAAAGAACTAAAATACAGGCGTCTCAACAGAGTGAACTGATAGACCAGCGAAAAACTGGTAAACCACCTAAAAACTTTGAATCCGCAGGTATGGATAACTTAGGTGGCTTTGGTTTAGAGCAATTTGAACCAAGATAAATTTTTAAATAATTATATAATATTTTATTATGGCAGAAAAAATAGAAGCTAAAGTTTTAGATACTGAAGAAGTGTCTTTACAACAAAAAGAAAAAGAAGTACAAAAAAACGCTGGTGTTAAACTTGAAGACGGCGTTTATAAAGTTGATTTAACAAAAATAAATAAAGAAAATGCCGTTCAAGAGTCGAGCACAAATGACAGCAATGCTGTTGTCGAACAATCCGAAAACAGTAGCGACAGCCAAGAAGTGGCTGAAGAAGTACGGGAAACCAAAAAAGAAGAAGTAGAATCACCTATAGTAGAAGAAATAACCGATGAAACAAATAACCCTAACGAGGCAGGAGTGGCTGGAAGCCCTGAAACTGCCAACCCCACACCGCAACAAGAAGAAGTATTACAGGAAGGTGAAGCACAAGAACAAATAAAACTACCAGAAAACATTACAAGCCTAGTGGATTTTATGAATGAAACTGGTGGTAGTATAGAAGATTATGTTAGATTAAGCGCAGATTATGCTGACGCTGATCAAAAAACATTATTAAGAGAATATTACAAACAAACAAAACCTCATTTAAATGATGATGAGGTATCTTTTCTTATGGAATCTGATTTTTCTTGGGATGAAGAAACTGAAGAACCAAAAGATATAAAGAAAAAGCAAATTGCTTTGAAAGAAGAGGTTGCAAAAGCAAAAAACTTTTTGACAGGATTAAAAGATCAATACTACAAAGAGGTCAAGTTGGGCTCTAAGTTATTACCTGAACAACAAAAAGCTATTGAATTTTTCAACCGCTACAATGAAGAGCAAAAATCAAATCAAGAGTTATTAGAAAAACAAGCAACGCATTTTAACAATGAAACTCAAAAAGTTTTTAATACTGAATTTAAAGGTTTTAATTTCAAAGTTGGGGACAAAAAATTTAGGTTTAATGTTAAAGATGTTAATAAAGTAAAAGAAACTCAAGCAGATTTATTAAATGTTTTTGATAAATATGTCAATAAAGATAATAATCTTTTAAATGACGCTGCTGGTTATCATAAAGCTTTATTTGCTGCTGGTAACGCTGACGAAATAGCAAATCATTTTTATGAGCAAGGCAAAGCAGATGCCATTAAAGAAACTATGGCAAACGCTAAAAATATAAACATGGACCCACGCAAAAGTGCGGAAGGTTATGTTGATGCTGGTAGCGGAGTAAAAGTAAGAGCTGTTTCAGGTGATAATAATTCTGGTTTAAAATTAAAGTTAAAAAATTATTAAACTAAAAAAGTTAATTTAAAATGGCAAACGATAATACAATTAATGCTCCTATAGCAGGAAGTCTTGTCACCCCAGCTTATAAAAAAATGACTACTCTTGGTAGTTATTTAGATATTCAAAATGACGGTTGGGCTAAACAATACTTACCTGAATTATATGAGCAAGAAGTAACTAGATATGGAGATAGAACTATATCTGGATTTATTCAAATGATGGGTGCTGAAATGCCTATGGCTTCTGATCAAGTAATTTGGTCTGAGCAAGGTAGATTACACCTAGCATATCAAGGTACTGTTGCAACAAGCAGCGGCCTTGTAACAGCAATTAAAAACATTGATCAACCAGGACAAGCAGAAGTACACGCAGTAAGAAAAGGTGCTACTGTAGTATGTGTTGTATCAAATGTAGTTTTTAAAGGATTTGTTACAGAAGGAATTGAAGCATCTGATACTCAGTTAAAAATCAAACCTTACGCTGGAACAAATATGGACAACCTATCTGGAATAGCAGACACATCAACAACAATTAAGTTTTTTGTTTATGGTTCTGAATTCGGAAAAGGAACTGATAAAATGGAAGGTTCTATTGAGCCCCAATTTAAAACTTTTACAAATAACCCTTTAATCATTAAAGATCACTTTGAAATCAATGGTTCTGACACTGCTCAAATCGGTTGGATCGAAGTATCTGGGGAATCTGGAAATAGCGGGTACTTATGGTACTTAAAATCAGAAGGAGACACTAGAGCAAGATTTAATGACTATTTGGAAATGGTAATGGTTGAAGCAGAAAAAGCTGCATCAGACGCAAGTGCTGGTGTACCTGCTGGTTCTGAAGGTTTATTAGCCGCTATTGGTTCAAGAGGTATGGTAGCAACAAATCAATTCAACGACTCAACAGGTGGGTTAGGTGAATTTGATGAAATTCTTACTGAACTAGACAAACAAGGTGCTATTGAAGAAAACATGCTTTTCTTAGATAGAGGTGCAAATCTTATTTTTGATGACATGCTAGCTGGTATATCTGCAGGATCTGCGGGTGGTACTGCTTATGGTGTTTTTGAAAACTCAGAAGATATGGCTTTAAACCTTGGGTTTAGAGGTTTCAGAAGAGGCTCATATGACTTTTACAAAACTGACTGGAAATATTTAAACAATCCTTCTACAAGAGGATTAGTTGGTGGATTAAAAGGATTATTAGTTCCTGCTGGTACAACTTCAGTATACGATCAAGGATTAGGTAATGCTGTTAGAAGACCTTTCTTACATGTAAGATATAGAGCTTCTCAGGCTGATGATAGAAAACTAAAAACTTGGGTAACAGGTTCAGTAGGTGGCGGAACATCTTCTGGCTTTGACAAGATGGAAGTTCACTATCTATCAGAAAGATGTTTAGTAGTACAAGCTGCAAACAACTTCATTAGATTTGATTCTTAATATCAATTAAAGGTATGGGTGCTTCGGCGCCCAGCCTTTATTTTTAATTTTTATTATATTATATTATGGAAAAAACAAAACAAGAAAAAGTTGTTGAACCAAAAGTTGTTCAACAAGTAGAAAAACCTAAAAAAGTTTCTACAACAAAAAAAATCAAACCAGTTTATAAGGATAAGCTTTATAACTTAAGCACTAATATGAAACCTATTGCATTTAAAATTAAAAGCAGGGGTATAATGTGGTTTGATGAAGAAAAAGGATATGAAAGAGAAATTAAATATTGTGAAAACCAAAAAACAGTATTTGTAGATGAAATGGAAGGCCCTCAAAGACTAGCTCATATTACTTTTAGAGATGGCATACTTTATGTGCCAAAAGAAAAACAAACATTACAAAAATTTCTTGCAATTCATCCAGATAATGGAAGATATTTTGTAGAAGAAGACCTTGTAAAAGAAGCGGAAGACGATTTAGATTATTTACATTTAGAAGTAACAGCATTAAATACTGCAATGGATTTAGATATTGACATAGCAGAAGCTATTTTAAGAGCTGAGGTTGGTTCTAAGGTATCTCAGATGACTTCTAAGGAGCTTAAAAGAGATTTATTAGTGTTTGCTAGAAGTAATCCCGCTTTATTCTTAGAATTAGCGCATGATGATAACCTTAATATTAGAAATATTGGCATAAAAGCTGTAGAAAATGGAATTATTAAGTTATCTAACGATCAAAGAACTTTTGTATGGGGTGCTAATGATAGAAAATTAATGACAGTTCCTTTTGATGAAAATCCATATTCAGCATTAGCTGCGTGGTTTAAAACAGATGAAGGTATTGAAGTTTATAAAAGCGTAGAAAAAAAACTAAAATAAAGCTTATAGTGGTTGAGCCGCTATATGCGGCTTAATCATTATATAAAAAAAAATTATGGCTATAAGTGTTGATAAAATCTATAAAACCGTACTTACTATATTAAATAGAGAGCAAAGAGGACAATTGCGTCCTGGCCAATTTAATAGATTAGCACAGCAAGCTCAAATGGAGCTTTTAGAAAAAGCTTATTATGATTATAGTAGATCATTAAATAAAAGAATTAATGCCGGTGAAGATAATGATTATGGCAACATGCCTAAAAATTTAAAAGAAAAACTAGACGTATTTTCTAAAGAAGCTGAATTGCATATTCCAGCTGGAAAAAATGCAGTAAAGCCCGGTATCGAAGTTAAATCAAGATCAGGTATTAGTTTACCATCACAAGTTACAGCTGGAACATATTCAAATTTAGCCACCACATCAAACGGCAGCGGAAGTGGATTAACAGTTACTGTAGTAGCAACAACAAATACTTTTTCAACTATAACAATAATAAATGGCGGAAGTGGATATGCTACAGGCGATGTAATTACTATTCCACAAGCTTCTATGACAGGAGCAAATGCTAATTGTACTTTTCCTTTATTAGCTACAGATTTAAATACTCACGGCTTCACAATATTACCAACAGATTTATATAGAATATCAAATATATCAAGAGTTAATAGGTCAATAAATCTAGAAAAGTTACATAAATCTGAATTTACATATGTTAATTCTTCAAAATTAACAACTCCTTCTTCAACATACCCTGTATATTATAGAGACATAAATGGTATTAAAATTAGCCCGTCAACTTTAGCGGAAGAATATGTTACAATAGATTATGTAAAAACACCCGCTGCTCCTCAATGGAATGCTAGCTCTACTACCGGGCCTCATGGATCTATAGTTATAGATGACGCAACAAGTGTAAATTTTGAATTACATCCTTCAGATGAAACAAATTTAGTAATAAGAATTCTTTCTTATGTTGGTGTAGTAATAAAAGATCCACTTATTATTCAAAAAATACAACAAGAAGAACAAACTAATTTTCAAAAAGAAAATATATAATAAATGGGACTACTAACTAAAACAGCAGAATCGTACTATAATCAGTCACAGAGTTTTACAGGCAATGGAACTTTAACAGAGTTTACATTAACTAATGCGTCCTTTCCAACTTTACCAACAGCTAAATCACAAATAAAAATAACTATAAGTGGCAAAGAAATAAATAGCGCTAATTATAATTATCCTAAAGCTGGTACTACAAGCACAGTGCAATTTATTTCAAATACTAATAATACTGATTTATTAGAATCGGACGGTAGAGTTAAAGATCTTTTAAAAATAATTGTATCAGAATCTATTCCTGCAGAAAAGTTTGGAAATTATAGATATATATCAATGAATGATTTAATAAACAACTATATGGTTGCTTATGTTGGAGACGGCAAGCTTATAAGTAATGTAAGAAAATCAGAAGTTTTATTTCATGCTAAAAGAGGCATACAGGAGTTTAGCTATGATATGTCTAGAGTTGAAAAAATACAAGAAATAGAAGTTGGGCCTAGCTTATCAATACCTATGCCTCAGGACTATATTAATTATGTTAGAATATCTTCTGTAGATGATGCGGGTATAGAGCATATTATATATCCTGCTTCTATAACATCAAGCCCTTCTGAATCTCCTTTACAAGATAATGATTACAACTATATATTCGGTGCTGATGGTTCTTTATTATCAGGTACGCCTGAAATATCTCAAAGATTTGAAGACTTTGATATAAGTAAATTACTTTCAAACAATAAAGACTCTAGTGTAACTTATGATTCTGATCGTGATTCAGAAACAGTAATTACTCCTGGTGGTAGATACGGGTTAGACCCTGAATATTCACATGAAAATGGTCTTTTTGTTATTGATGAATTAAATGGCAAAATTAGTTTTTCAAGTGATATATCCGGAAGAATTATTACATTAAAATATATTTCAGATGGATTAGGAACTGACGACGAAATGAAAATTCATAAATATGCCGAAGATGCAATGTATAAATATATAACTCATGCTTTAGCAAGTACGAGAGCAAGTTTTCCTGAATTTATAATAAATAGATTTAGAAAAGAAAGAAGAGCCGCTATGAGAAATGCTAAGTTAAGATTATCAAATATAAAAATTGGTGAGTTAGCTCAGATTATGAGGGGTAAATCTAAACATATTAAACATTAACAAATGCCAAAACAAACTACTAGTTTCATAAAGGGTAAAATGAATAAAGACCTTGACCCCAGGATAATACCTGTTGGAGAGTATTTAGATGCTGAAAATATAATGGTAGGGCAATCTGAAACTAGTGATGTTGGTAGTGTTGAAGCATTAAAAGATAATCTTAAACTAACATCTGGCACTGTAGCCACTGAAGATTATGGTTACGTAATAGGTTATTGTTTAGACTCAGAAAATGATAAAGTATATTATTTTGTAACTAAATTTAATAGCCAAGGCGGTTCTGCTAAACCTGAGTCTTCAGATAAATCTGCTATTATTCAATTTAATTTTTTTAATAACTCTACAACTATTCTTATTGAATCTAAATATCTTAATTTTGATAAATTTTTTCCTATAACAGGTTGTAATGTTATTAATGATTATTTATATTTTACAGATAATAGAAATCAACCAAGAGTTTTTAATGTAAATGATGCTGGCTCTTATTCAACATCTAGTATATTAGAAGATCAGCTTAGCGTAGCAAAATACGCTCCTTTTTGTGCACCTAAATTATTACAACCTAAATATGTATTATTAGTTAATGGTGCGGTTGGTGCAAAGGCTATAGTAAACGGCGCAGTAAATAATAGTGCTAATGTTGCTGTTGATGGCAATATAGCAGGAACTACTATTGCTGTAGGTATGAGAGTAACGGGTACTGGTATAACTGGAACAGTAACAGTTAATACAGTAACTAGCCAATCGGCCATAGTATTATCTACAGCTGTAACCTTAGCTGACAATACTATATTAACATTTGCATCAACAACTGTAACCATAACAACTGCTAATGCGGCTTTACAAACAGAAATTGGTAATGGTGTAAAATTTAAAGTGTTAGATGGAGACAAAATATCTTTTCAGGATGTTTCGCATATTGGAACACCTGGTCAAGACCCACCGCATCCATTTGAAACAAATACTCAAACCTTTCCAGATGACATTGCCGTATCAAGTTTAAGCGGTACTACATTAACTTTAAATAAACCAGTTACTATATCCGATGGTACTAAATTAACATTGCTTTGTTGCTCAATGGTTGACAACTCAGCCAATGATTCTGCAATAGATACAGAATTTTTAAAAGAAAAATTTGTAAAATTTTCTTATAGATTTAAATTTAAAGATAATACATACTCATTAATGGCTCCTTTTAGCCAAACTGCATTTATTCCAGCTATTGATACTTTTACTGCCCAATTACAAGAAGACGCCTACGAACAAGCCGAGGTGCTTACTTTTATAAATTCAATAAATCAATTAGAATTAAAAATTGACTTACCATTTGAAAATCCTATTATTACTTTACATATAAAAGAAGTTGAAATATTAATTAAAGAATCTGATACAGTTGCCGTAAAAGTAGTTGATAGTATAAAAGTTGATCAGACCAGCATAGCTAGCATGAAACAAACAATGGGTACGGGAGCAAATTTAACTCCTGTAACATTTGGAAAAGTTGGAACAACAAAATTACAAGCATATATACATAACATATTTAAAAGACGACATGAAATGTATTATGTGTATAGATCAGAAGATCCATATAAAGTTTTACCAGAAAATCAAACAACTAGAGTTTTTGATAATGTGCCTAATAAAGCTTTAGCACAAGAATTAGTAAGTAACAGAATTGTTTATGGAAATTTTATAGAAGGAAAAGAAATACCTACAAATTTAGATTTTAAATTAACTGTAGGAAATAAAACAGAAGATGATGAGTTTACATATGGTGAATACAAAAGACATACTTTAAAACAAAATAGAACATATTCTGTTGGTTTAGTTTTAGCTGATAGGTACGGAAGACAGTCGCCTGTTTTATTATCAAAAAAACATTCATCATCTATTTTAAATAAAAGAGCAGAATTAGGTTCAGAAGTTGGTAAATGTTTGAAAGTAATATTTAATGAAAAAATTACTACAAATCTTTATGATACTGAAACCAATCCTTTAGGTTGGTATTCTTATAGAATAGTTGTTAAACAAAAACAACAAGATTATTATAATGTATATACTCCTGGCGCAACAATTTACGATAGACCTACAGATGGAGATGGTTATAGTTACTTTGCGCTTTTTGGTGATAATATAAATAAAATACCTAGAGATGAAATAACAGAGGGTGCGGCTAATATTGCTATGAATTTAGCAACTAGTAGTGTAAACTTAGATGATATTGTTGAAAACGGAGATGACGCTTTGCAAACAGGTGGTAGAAGTGTAATTGCTATTGCAACATTAGATGATTTTTTAGACCCGGAAGATAATGCAAAAAAAGCAGACCAGGCTGCATTTTATGATGAAACTAAAGATTACCTACATGTGCAAACCGTTGGTAATTATGGTAAAAGTGCTGATAATAGCGGTAGTTTAGTTAATAATTCTAGCATTAAAGGACTTGCTGTATTTGAAACACAACCTTTTATATCTAAACTAGATATATTTTTTGAAACATCAACTTGTGGTTTAATATCTGATTTAAATAATAAAATTGATGAAGGTTTAAGCGGTGGTGTTGCTGCTGATCTTAAATTACGTGATTTAGCCACAGGTAATACTGATAAAAACGATTTTAATGAAAGTGTAACAAACGGAACTGAAATACTTAGATTAAGAGCATTTGACGCTGATGGCGTTGAACTAACAGTTGGCGGCAATGATTTAACTATAGCTATTAATTCAGTAACGTGTAATAATTTAATATCTCGTAACGACCAGAGTGATTTAAAAAATTCTTTTACAGTAGTAGATGATAGTGGTATATTAAAATTAGAAGTATCGCATGCGCAAGAATTTTTACCAATTCCTGAAAATACATATAATATAGAATTTCAAGTAACAACTACCGATGGAACCGCTACATTTGAAAAAACAATAGAAGTAAAAAATGTTGTTCCAACCTTAGCTTTTTCAGCCGGTAACACAGGCAACTGTGTAAGTTATACCGCTAATACAACAGGGTTTTTAACTAAAGTAAATGTAGCACCTAGAAAAATAGAAGCTAGAAACGGTAGTGGTGATACATCTCATGATGAAACTAATTTGGCCGGTACGGCAACATCAATTTTTCATTATGAGAAAGTAAGTGGCGATTCAAGAGTACAGGTTGATAGAGATGGTACAATAAGTTTATCATCAGGCATTGGAGCAAGTGAAACAGGATTATCATTCGTTTTAAAAGTAACAGATATAGGGGGCGACGACGGTGCTGGTAATTTTACAGCCACTCTTACAGTTCCTTTATGTATTGTTGCTGCTGATAGCATAAATGTAGCTAATAGTACTTGTTCAACTCCTAAGTTTAATTATTATGATAGATGTTATGGCTATTCACAACAAGGTGGAGAGGATCCCGGCGATTTATATAAAGAACATTTTATACCATCTACATTAACATATTGTTCAGAAACTGGTTCTTGTAATACTGATCATGAAGATATATTAAGCAACCATGTTACCGTTGATACTACACAAGGCGGCACTACCACTGCAAATTGGCGTAATAACCAAAGATTTAAACAAATATTTTTAGGTGGTAAAGCTTTAGTAAATGGCGCTATTACAAGCGGTGGTAACAGTAATAGTTCTCCGTTAAATGTAAATGGCCTTTCTACTGGTCTTGTTCTTTCGGTTGATATGAAAGTTGCAGGTACTGGGATACCAGCTAATACAAAAATAACAGCGGTTAATAGCCAAACACAAGTAATATTAAATAACGCGGTAACTGTTGCTGATAATGCTACATTAATTTTTGAAGAAAAAGATCCTATTTTAGGTAAAGTAGGAACATCTACTGAAACTTTTCAAGGACCGCACGATCACGATAATGACCCTAGCACACCTAATAGAAGCGCTACGGGACTTCTTAACTATTTTATTAGAGTTGCCCCACATGATGACGATACTCCAGGATTTGCAGGGTTTAAAGGTGCTAGTGATAGTAATTTTATTGTGGATATAGGTGGAGTAACTTATGAATATATAATAGGTGTTAGCGCACACAGTGGATTAGAAGCTGACCCTGATAATGCGTTTCCAGGCGTTAGAAAGCTTATAAGAAGAAGCACAATAAACGGTATAACAAATACTAAATTTACAGGAACAGTAACTTAATATAATATGGCAACAACATTAGATATAGCTTATTTTAATTCCTTTTATATAAAAAGTTCTTCAGGTTCACAAGAGTGGCACGTTGAAGAAAGTCGTATTAAAGGAGGTTTTAACGAAGTCGGGTTAGATTTAGGTGTTAAAGCTTATGCAACTAATGAAGAGTATGCTGTAGAGCATAGAAAAAATGCTATGATATATTCTGGTATAATTAATTCTAGAACTGGCTTGAATGAAACTAATCAGTTTAATATGGCTTTACCTATTACTAAAGCAGTTAATTCGGCTAATGGAAGTATTCAAAAATTACATGCAGAAGAAACCAACTTACTTATATTACAGGAAGATAAAGTGAGTAAAGCGTTAATTGATAAAGACGCTATATTTAGTGCTGAGGGCGGCGGGACTGTAACATCAAGCAATCTAGTTATAGGACAAATTGTTCCTTTTGCTGGTAAATATGGTATAAGTAAAAACCCTGAAAGTTTTGCCGTTGATGGTACAAGAAAATATTTTTCAGATAAAAATAGAGGTGTAATATTAAGATTATCAAGAGATGGGTTAACACCTATATCAGATTTTGGTATGCGAGATTTTTTTAGAGATAAGCTAAGAATATCACAAAGAATTGTAGGTATGTATGATACACATCATAATTTATACTATATTTCTTTACAAGGTACTAAAATTATGAATCCTAAAAGTGATTCAACTGGATTTTTTGAAACTATTAGTTTTAGTGATCCATTAAATGCTTGGACAAGTAGGCATACATTTAGGCCATTTTGGGGATTTAGTCATGAAAATCATTTCTATACATTTTATTTAGATAATCTTTATAGACAATATTCAGGAAACGGATTTTCAAGTCAATACGGAGATGGTGAAAAAACACCTCCAAGTATTACATTTTCAGTAAATCAAAATTCTGCTTCTGAAAATTATTTTTATGCAATAGATTATGAAGGTGATCCTACATGGAGTGTTAAAGATATAAAAACTAATACTGAGCCTAGTGGTGATCTATTTGCAGATAAAGCTAAAGATATAGCCTCATTTGAGCAACAAACTGATTCTATGGATGCTTATATAGATCCTGCTATATTTTATAAAAAAGGTTTACAATATTGTGCTGCATTACAAAATGATTTATTTGTAAAAAAAGATGAATTATTAATTAATGAATCGTTAGTTGAAGGCTTAGATGTAACAGGTTTAAAGGGAAATTATTTACAAATGACTTTTTTCATTGAAGAAGACAGTGAAAAACAACCTGGTTATGGTAATAGTAGAGCTGAATTAGCCAATGTAAAAACAGAGTTCAATCCTCTATAAAATGCGTAATAATATAAATATAAATAAAAAACGAATATGAGCTTACAATTATTAGGTTTGGGCTTGAGCTTTTTTGGAGGCCTTATGCAATCAAAAAGAGCTAAACAAGCACAACAAGATGCTTTAAGCCAACAAAGGGCTTTAGAAAAACAAATTTCTGATCTTGAAGGTTCAAGACAAGATGTTATAAATCCCTACGCTAATATTAAAAATTTAAGTAGCATGATTAGGAATCCTTATGCTAATTTACAAGTTGCTACAAGAGCAGCTGATTTAAGAGCTGAAGAAACTGATATATCTTTAGCTAATACTTTAGACACATTAAGAGCAACAGGAGCCGGTTCAGGTGGTGCTACAGCATTAGCTACCGCTGCAATGAGAGCTAAACTTAATATTGGTTCAACATTAGAGCAACAGGAAGCGCAAAATGCAAGATTAAGAGCGCAGGGTGAATTTCAATCGGATCAATTAAGAATGAAAGAAGCAATAAGAATACAAGGAGCACAAGCTCAGGGTGAAGCATTTAAATTTCAAATGCAAGAAAGAAGAGATTTAGAAAAATTAAATAGGCTATCTGCTATGTCCGGCGGTTTTGCACGACAAGCAGCTAGTTATGGTCAACAAGCAGGCGCTGGAATGGGACAGGCTTTAGGTAGTTTGGCTGGTTTAGGTTTTTCATTTGCTAATAGTGGCAGTGGCGCTGTTGGTAAAAATTCTGAATTTTATAAAAATTATTTTGCTGATAAGGCCAATAATTTACCGAATTATACCTTACCGCCATTACCACCATTAAAAATAAATTAACTATGGGAGCATACGAAAATCCAACATATTACGGTATAGCGCAAGATTATACAGCCTTTAATAAGGCTATGATGGGCGCTTTTGATAGATACACGTCTATATACATGCAAATGCAAAAAGCTACAGCAACGCAAGAAGGAGATACCAACCAAGGTTACTATAAACTTTTAGAAACATTAACTGATGTTCCTGAAAAATTTAATATGGCAAATACTAGGGTGTTTGGTTTAGACGGAACTGTACGAAGTTTTTTACCTGGAGCTAATGATGATCAAAAAAGAGGTATTGAATCTTTAGTAGTTGGTGTGCGTGGAGCTTATAACAATATAAATGACTTTTATGAAAATCCAGAAAAATATCTAGAATTAGACGTAGAATCAAAAATTATTTTAAACGGTTTACCTTCTGATAAAACAAAAATTCAAGAATATTCAGATCCAAAAAATCCATGGGGTAATATATATTTTTCACACCCTGTATATGGAAACGTATCTGTTACTGATATAGGACAAAGGTTAGCTTTAGCAGAAAGAGATTTTTCAAACGAAAATTTTGGTAGGCAAATAGTTAATGGTAGCGTTAGTACAGTTACAAATCAAATTGAATTTTGGCAGAATCAAAATAAAAGAAACGCATTTGCTGGCTCAAATGAAAGAAATGATATAATTGAAAAGTATTCAGATAATCTTAAAATAGGTGAAAATTGGGCTGGATATTGGCATAATGAAATGGAAGCTGCTGATAAAATAATTCCAGTAGAAGGTGAAGCAAAAGATGCTTACTTAAAAATAAAATCAAAAAATAAGCTACCATTGGATAGTAACACTATAGATCTTAGCATGTTTGGTTTTAGTTTTGTTGATTTTAGTGATGCTGATAATAAAATTTTAAAGAAACTTAGAGATATTGCTATAAGAAAACATATTGAAGGCGAGCTTAAAAATCAAGTTACACCTGATTTTTATACTTTACCTGGAGATAATACAACTCAAACTCAAATAAAATTAAATAATGAAACAGATATTAGACAAAATGTAATTGATTTATCAAATTCATATAATAAACAACCTGTTTTAGGACCTGTAACTAATTTTAATACAGGTGCTTCTGGGTTTTTAAATTATTTACAAAAAAATAAAATTTTTCCATCTGCAAATAATTTTCAAAATTATGAAATATCTGATAGAGTTTTAGAAAATTATTTAACAGGAAATGAAGGTTTAACAAAGGCTAAACAAGTAATAATTGAAAGAATTTCTAAGTCTAGATTTGGAATAGAATATGCTGACTTAAATCAAAAAGAAAGAAAAATTGTAGATGATTTAGTTAAAGAATCTATAGCTGTTTATGAAGAAGCTGCAAATTCAAATAAAGTTTTTAAAGCTAGTGACGGTAGCGCTTTAGACTTTAGAAATTTTATAAACGATTTAAGCTTTGATATATATAATAATAATAAATACAGTGAAACACTAATAGACCCTAGAATACCTAATGAAGAGGGTACAACATTACCAGTATTTCAAAATTAAATAATATGTACAAATTTAAAGAAAAAGTATTTTCGTTAGATGAAATAAGCAAAGCAGCTAATACTTCTAACATGAGTATAGACGATTATATTCAAAAAGCTGGCATAACTCAAGAGCCAGATGAAGAGCAGGATTTTCTAAACCCCACAGCACCGGGTGCGGTTGTGGGAGAAACTACAGCGCCCGATACGGAATCTCCGTCGGTAGATGGTTCATTGGAATCACTAAATGAATGTCCACAGGGCTTCACAAAAAATAGTAATGGAGATTGTGAAAAAATTGAATTTCAAGGTCAGGGCTTTGGGGTTAGAAAAAAGAAAATAATTCTTACTCCTGAACAAAGTAATTTATTACTAGAACAAGACAAAAAATCTAAAGAACAAGCACAAAAGTTTGGAAAAGATGCTTTTGATTTATTTAATAGTAATATAGGTTTTGGTATAGCTCAAGACTTAGGAATAGAATACTTAACAGATTTACAGAAAGTTAACAATCCTGAATTTATTGAAGCTTATAAAGAATATGTTTATAGTAATTCTAAATTTGATGTAGATAATCTAAAATATAAAGATGAAGCTTTTTCAATAGCTATTTCAAATATTCAAGAAAAAGAATTTGAATTAGACATGGCTAATAAAATAAAAAAGTTTGGCCCTAGTCTAGATAATAAAATATTATTAGGAGAAAGGCAAAGAAGGGGTAAAACAAATTTTATTAATAGATATAAAAAAGAAGATGGTTCGAATGATTTATTAGAATTAATAACTATTAATGCAGATTTACAAAAGCTAATGAGCGATAAGGATATTGACGGCTTTGACAATCAAGAACAAATAAAAAAATTAAATGATAGAAAAAGTGTTCTTGCTAAAAATTTAGGTTTTGAAGATGATCAGCCTTTTATGTTTAGAACAAGTAATAGAGGTTGGGTTAGAGCTGATATGGAAGAAAAATTACCTGATGATGAACAAAAAATAGATTTAGCTGAATACATGGAAGCTATGTTTAACTATTTTAGCACGGAACAACAAGAAGACCAAGCAGATATTGATAGCATTTTTGATAGTAATGGTGATAATGTTGTTACTGATTATGAAAGATTAAAAGGTAATTTAGATTTAACATATTTAGAATTAAATGATTTAGATAAAAATTTAAATAAAACATACGATATAAAACATACCAGCTTTACTATTGGAAAAGCTCTTGGTAATAAATTAGGTTATACACTAGGTGATGACGGAGTATATAGAAACGTTTCTTTACGTGATATGGTTTCTGTAGCTCATATGCAAAATAATAAAATTGACGGCGGTGTATTTACAGTTCATTATGACGACGGCGCTACAGAAGGCGGTGAAATTAGACAAATAGATTTATACGATACTACAAAAGAATATCAAACCACAAACGCAGAATTATTAGCAAAAAAAGATGCTTTAGAAAGAATAGTTTTTACAGGTATAAATCCTAAATCATATATACAAAAACCAGGTAAAGAATTATTATATTCTTTTAGAAGCTCATTTTTAAATAAAGTAGATTTAGAAAGAGCTAAATTTGGTATTGAAAATAGAAAAACAATATTAGATACAGAATTTTCAGACACATGGGGTTTTAAAAATACATTTGATGATGTATTTCAAGAAGATATATCATTCACAATTGGAATGATGAATACCTTAGATATACCTATAACACCTGAACAAATACAAAATTCTAAACCAACTAATTTAACGGCTGTTTCACAAGCTGTAGGGCATGTTCCTGTTATGGCTCTTGAATTTGGTGTAGTTGGTGGTGGATTAAGTCTTATGTCTAGGGCCGCTGGAGCTGCAGGCTATTTTAATGCTTTAAGAACACCTACATATATAACGCCGCAGGGTAGATCAGTAACTTTACCTGTTATTGAACAAGTAGCTAGAAGATTTGGTTTTGATGATGCTGCCGCTTATATAAAAGCAAAAGGACTAAAGTTAACTAAAGGAAATACACTTGATCAATTAAAAGTATTTGGATATGATGCGCTTTTAGCAGAAGGAACATTAAGAATAGTTGAAGGCGACGATATGGCATATGTTGGTGTTGGTTTTGTTTTTTCCGATAGAGTGTTAGGTGGTGCGGCTGGTAAACTTAAAAGATTAGTATTTGGTGAAAGAAATCCTGCATTAATTAAAGCTTATAATAGTATACCTTCTTTTTATAGAACAGTCGTTGAAGGTGGTGTTAAATTTGTTCCTGGTACAGAAGCAGGTCTTGCTTTGCAAGCTATTGAAAAAGACTTAATGGGTAATCAAGCTTTTGCTACATTTATAAAAGATAATTATGGTAATGAAGATGAAGTTACACAAAGATTTATAACAAGTTTTGTTTCTGGTATGGCTTTTTCCGGCGCTAATAGTGGTTTTAGAACTAATACTATGCTGCCTGAAAGCTGGCTTACGGGTAGAAGAAGTAAATTAAGAAAAAAATATACTACAGACGGTAAATTTAATTTAGAAAATATGTCTGCAGCTGACAGAGGCTTGTATGATATGTTAGGACAAGAATTAGCTATAAGACATGATACCAAAGTTCAAAGCAATACATATGTTGAGCAATGGTGGACTAAGCAAATGAATAAGCTAAATAAAACAGAAGACATTCAAGTGCCTTTTAAATTTATACGAGATGTAAAAGCTAAGCCAGTAAGCTTAAAGTTTGGACCAGATGGTAAAGCATTTATGGTTTTAAATACGCCTAAATTAACTGAAAACATGGTACCTCATGAATTTTGGCATATATTTAGCCGTCAAAAAATAAAAGATCCTGAGTTTGCTATAAGTGTTAAGAAAAAAATTGATCCTTTATTAGATAAGCTATTTAAACAAGCTGGAGCTAATGAAACTTTTAGTAATGTTATAAAAGAAATTTACGGAGCTGATGCTGATTTAAGAACAAAAGAAGGAAAAGAATTTATAGCAGAAGAATATTTTGGTAATTTATTAGAGTTATTAGCTAATAAAAGTATAAGAAAAGATATAGTAGAATCAGGATTATTACCCGATTTAAAAGGTACTATGCAAAACATGCTTATAGATTTAGTAGCTAAAAATCCTAGACTATTTGAAACTACTTTATTTAAAAGTTTACCAAAAAAATTATTGCCTGAACAATGGACTCCAGAACAAACTATAGAGTATTTAACACAAATGGCTTTAACTGGTAAAAAAGGTAATGTTTCAAAATTTGCAGAGCAATTAAGCTATTTATCAAAATATCAATTTGAAGGAAAAAATGGTAATGATTTAAAAACACCTGACGGTAAAGTTATAGAATATAATTCTATAGGTGGTAAACTATTAGAAAGGTTAGAATTAGAGTCTAAAAAAATACAAGAAGATTACAATGTATTTAAAAACTCTGGGAAAGAATTTCCAGTTGAACTTATAAACCCTTATGCAAAAGAGGGAACATCGGCTGATATTATAAATAAATATGTAAGAGGATGGGTTTTAAGAAGATTTGGTAAAGACGCTGAGGGTAATGTAAGAGAATTAACAAAAGATCAAATAGAAGAGCTTACGTTACATACATTATATGATCCAAGAGGTGTATTAGGCATAATACAAAAATACAAGGGTGGCCAACCAATTACGAAAACTATAAAACAACATTTAGATGGTAAAATGTTTTCAAGATTTGGAGATATAAGAGCAAGCTCTATATTTGGTAGTAGAAGGTTAGAAGAAGGCGGTGAAACAATAATTGATCCTACATATGTTGAAACAAAAAATAGAATAGAATTTGAATCATTTAAAAAATCTGACGGAACAAAATTAGATTTATCAAATGTATTATCTAAAGTTGACATAGAAGTAGATAAGCTATTAGTAACAACAGGTAGACAAACTGAGCTTACATTTATGGATTTTGCAAGCGGTCCTTTTGATTTTTTATCAACCGCTAAAAAACCTCCAATGAAGCTAATGTCCAGCATTAAAGAAGCTTTTGGATCTACTACAGCGGAAAGAAACGCTAATATAAAAGCTAATATAGAAAGAATATATGAAATGATACCTGAAAGCTTTGATACAAAGTCTCAGCAATCTACACAGGTTATTAAGGGTCAATCTATATTTAAAGAATTTTTTGATATTTCAAAAACTGAAAGATATCCTAAAAGTAAAGTTGGCGATAATCAACCCTTTAAAGCTAATAAGAAACAACTAAAATATGACGAAAACGGTCAGTTAACTCCTGAATCACAACAATTATTAAATAGATTTACAGAGGTACTTACAGAGGGTAGAGTTGATGCAAAGCATACTAGGTTATTTAATGTGTTATCACAAGCAATACAGGTTAGAAGAGCTACTGATAAATTAAATAACATGTCTCAAGAAGGTGCTGACATACCTAGTAATATAAAAGACGCGGCATACCTATCTACACTATTCCAAAGTATAGGTAATTTAAAGAGTGTTCAAGGTCAAGCATTTGCAAGTACTGGAGAAATTGAGTTAATTCAACAATTACAAAAAAAAGGTATAACAACATTAGATAGCGGTTTAACTTTTTTAAGAAACTTTAATCCACTCACGGCATCAACAGAAGATATTGCCCTTAAAAATGCTTTAGCTTTTGCAAGAGAGCCTTTCTTAGAAAAAAATGGTAAAACTTATAGTGCTTTCTTAAAAGAGTATAAAGATGGTATTTATTCTAAACATGACAATAAATTTAAATCAACATTCCATTCTGTGCAAGGTTATGAAATGAAAGTAACAGAATTAATGGTTAAAGGCGATATTAAAAAAGCCGAGGAACTATTTAAAGAAATTGAAGAACAATACAAAATTCAAGAAAATCATTCAAAAGGATTTTTGAATGAAATAGCACCATTTATCCCTGAAAATGTTATTGCGGCATTTCCGGGTGAAAAATTTAGTCTCTTAAAAAGCATGTTTAATTTAAGAGGGGATAGATTAGCTGGTAAGCCTAATGGCAGATATGGAAAAGCCTTTATAGAATCATTGTTAAACTTTAAAAATAAACACAAATACGAAAATCCTAAATACGAAAAAATAATACAAGATGGAGTAGATGCTTTAAATAACGGAAAATTCTTATTTGAAGTTGGAGAGTTTGCTAAAAAAGTTGATCCTATAATAGAAAGAACTGACATAGATGTAACTAAAAAGCTTGAGTTAATTGAAAAAGTATACGGACCAGAGTTCGGTAAAAATTTAGAAGCTATTGATAAGATGATGGGCGTATTCTATGAATCATATTTAAATGCTAAGCCTTCACCTATAAAAGGTGAATCACCTGCTCAATTCAATAAAAGAGTGGATGCACAAAGATTAGAAAGAGAAAGAAGATTAGCTGATCATTTTCAAATGCAGTCTAGTAATCCTTTTTCAGTAAGAGGTATAGCTCAATACACGTCTGTTTATATTCCTTCACCTAGAAAAGGTGAATCACCTACTGAATTTAATAAAAGATTAGGTGAATATATGAAGAAGAAAAGGAAGGGTGAACACATAAAAGATTCATCAACTTTTGCTTTTGAAACGTTTAAAGATTTAGTAGAAAATAATTTCTTTAAAAATTACGATACTAGAAAACTTGGGTTTGAACAAAGTTATGGCCCTGAAGGAAGCAGTAAACCAGGACAAAAAACAGGCTGGAATTTAGTAGATAATTTTGGTAGAAATAATAATCAAGGTTACGATAGAATGTTAGCAAACCATGACATATTTAGGAATACCTATGATATATCTACTAAAAAATCTTATTATGATTTGTATGCTGAAGCTCAAATGATAAAAGAATTTTCTGGTAAAAAATTATTAGAATTTAATCAATTAAGGGTAGATCAGCAAGCCAAAAGAAACGAGTTACAAACAGAGTATAATTCAAGAAACTTATCAGAATATTTAAATAAAGAAATATTTGAACAAAACTTTGAAATACCTGCAGATGCTATTATAAGCCCTAATAAAGCTAAAATAAGAGGTAGAGAAAATAAACAATGGAATTTATTTTCAAGTAAAGCAGCTGACGCTGAACTTTTAATATATAGAACATTAGGCAAAGGCGAAGTAGGAAATAAACAATTTGAATGGTGGAAAGAAAACTTTCTTAAACCTTTTGCTAGAGCAGACAATGCTGTTAATGCTTTTGAAGTTAAAGCTATAAAAGATTTAAAAACAATATTAAATTCTAATAAACCATTAAAGAAAGAGTTAAATCAGGTAAATAATAAAACAGGTTACAAAAATTCTGAAGCTTTAAGAATATATATGTGGGCTAGACAAGGAGAAAAAATACCTGGATTAACTAAAACAGATTTAAATGCTGTTGTAAAAGAAGTTGAAAACAATCCTGAACTTGTTAAATTAGCTAATAGCTTATCTTTTATTACAGGAGGCTATGGCTGGGGCAAGCCTAGAGAAAACTGGATTGATACAACTTTACATGGAGATATTTTAAATATTGTAAGAAATAGCGCAAGACCAGATATATTTAGGCAATGGGTTGAAAATAAAAATGAAATATTTAGCCAAAATAATTTACGTAAAATGGAATATCAGTTTGGCGAGAATTATGTGGAAGCATGGAAAAACATGCTATGGCGAATGGAAACTGGCCAGAGTAGAAGACAAGACATGGGTAAATTTGAAAGAGGATTGAACGATTATATAACAGGTGGTCAATCCACTATAATGTTCTGGAACATGAAAACCTCTCTTACTCAGTTAACTTCAATGCCTAACTATATAAACTGGGGAGATAATAACTTTTTTGCCGCAAGTAAAGCTGTTGCTAATATACCTCAATTTGCTAAAGACGTAAGAACATTATTTATGTCTGATTTTGCAGTAGGTAGAAGAGATAATTTGAAAATGAATGTAAACGAAGCTGAACTTGCTACTATAATGCAAAGAGGTGGTGGTTTTAATGGGGTATTAAATTATGTATTAAAACAAGGTTATACTCCTACAAGAGCAGCTGATGGTATAGCTATTTCTGTTGGCGGGGCTAGTTTTTATAGAAATAGAATAAATACATATAAAAGAGAAGGTTTCAAAGAAACTGAAGCTGAGAAAAAAGCAATGGAAGATTGGATTGAAGTAACGCAAGAAAATCAGCAATCATCAAGAGCAGATAGAATTTCATATCAGCAAGCTTCAACATTAGGTAAAGCAGTATTAAATTTTGCTAATACACCTATGCAATATAATAGAATAATGTATAGAGCATATAAAGATTTAGTTAACAGAAGAGGCGATGATAAAACAAATTTATCTAAAATAGTTCATTACGGTGCATTGCAAAGCACTCTATTTACTTCTTTACAACAAGCTGTATTTGCTTTATACACCGGAGACGCAAGACCAGAAGACGCAGATAAAAAAGCATTTAAAATGATAGATTCAATGACACAAACTTGGTTAAGAGGATTTGGATTTGGTGGAGCAGGTGCAGATATGACTAAGCAAGTATTTATTGATTTATATAAAAGAGCGCAGGGTGATAAGTATAATAAAGATTTAGGAGAAGCGGCGTGGAAAGTATTTAGTATTTCTCCACCTATTTCTTCTAAGGTTGATAAATTAAGAAGGTCTTTTCAAACATATGAATATGAAGGCGATATGATGTTAAGAAAACCATTAGATCCAGATGACCCATTTTATTCTATGCTAGGGCAAGGATTAGAAGGTGTATTCAACATACCTATGAATAGAGCTTTAATTAAATTAAAAAATATAGAAAACTTTTTAGATGAAGAGTTAGAATGGTACAATAGATTATTTTCAATATTAGGATATAATGAGCATGCACTATTAATAGCTCCTCCGGACCCTAAACCAGGGCGTGTAAAAACAGATATATTTGGTCAAGAAAATATATTTAAAGGAAACGATATATTTGAAACAGATAATATTTTTAAAAAATAAGATATGGCAAAAAAAAGCGGTAAAAAAGACGCATGTTATCATAAAGTAAAGGCAAGGTACAAGGTATTTCCTTCTGCATATGCAAGTGGCGCATTATCAAAATGTAGAAAAGTTGGTGCCGCAAATTGGGGTAATAAATCAGATAAATAAAAAACTATGAAAAAAGATAAAATGACAATGCACAAAATGTATTGTCCAGACGGTAAAGTGCATAGTGTCAATACTATGAAGAAACATAAAGACTTAATGAAAAAAGGTTGTGACCATAAAAAAAGCACTTTGAAAAAAGGACAAAGTGGTAAAAACACTATGGTTAAAGATAAAGAAAAATAATGGCTGATCCTAAAAAAGGAACTGGAAAAAAACCAAAAGGCTCGGGCAGACGTTTATACACAGACGAAAACCCTAAAGATACCGTTAGTATTAAATATGCAACTGTAAAAGACGCTAGAGCAACTTGTGCTAAAGTTAAAAAAATTAACAAGCCTTATGCTCGAAAAATTCAAATACTAACGGTAATGGAGCAAAGAGCACGTTTTGGTAAAAAACCACAGCAAGCAGCTATTGCTAAAAGATGTAAAGCATCATTAAAAAGAAAACATGGCAAGTAAAAGACCTACATGGAAAGATTCCGACGCACCAGATGCTGAAGGTAAATTTAAAAATTTATCTTGCGGTGCATTAGCTAAATGGATGATTAAATCTAGAAAAGGCGATATGCGTAAAATTGTTGGTAGTTTAAATCAACAATATGTATTCAATAGAAAGAAAAATCCTAGCTATGCTAAAAAAATGGTATGTACTAGAAATAAAGTTAAAAAATTATTAAATGGCAGTAAGAAAGACTAAAAAAGGAGCAAGCCTTAGGCGTTGGTTTAAAGAAAAATGGATTGATGTACGAACAGGCAAGCCTTGCGGAAGACGTAAAGGCGAAAAACGTGGTACACCATATTGTAGGCCAAGCAAAAGAGTATCAAGTAAAACACCAAAAACAGCTGGAGAAATGTCTGCTTCTGAAAAAGCAGCTAAGGTAAGAGAAAAGAAAAGGTTAGGCCAACCAGCAGGCAAGCCTAGAAGAGTAAAAAATGTTAAAAGAAACAAAAAATAAGTAATTACATTAGTATAGAAACTTAATAGTTATGGCAAAAAAATTATCAGAAAATACGGAAGTGCAACTTGATCTTAAAACTATCGGAATGATTGTTGGTGGAGCTATCGCCTTAGCCGCAACTTATTTTGCGCTACAGGCTGATATAGAGCTTGCTAAGCAACTACCCGAACCAGACATATCAAGAACTGAGTTCGATTTGAAAGACGAATTAATTCGTTCGACAATAATTGATATAGACGAGAAAGTTGATAAAAATGCTGAAAAGCTTGACAATATAGACGAAAAGCTTTATGAGCTAACAAAAAAATAAATATGAAAAATCTAATCACTTTAATATTA